ATATACGTTCTTTAACACCAATCATCGTACTAAACAATGTACTTTCAATTCCACTAAAAAACTTGAAGTTGAGGGATTAGTTAAAAAGAAAATGACTAAGACTGGAGAAATTGAATTTATTAATCCACTTGTAAACGTGCAAGAGAAATATGTTAAATACATTATGCAATCATCATCTAAGTTAGGTTTAGCAACGACTGATAGATTGAAATTAGTTGTCCCTGTGAAAGAAGAAAAACCTGAAAATAAATTTATCACAATGCTAAAGGAAAGACAAGCATAATTTATGGTTAAGGATAGAACGACTGCTTATGCTAAGTTAGTTGTAAGTGGTAAGAAAATAACAGGGAGAAAAGAGTATTTAGCTTGTAAAAGACACCTTGAAGACATTAAAAATAAGAAATTTGAATATAAATTTGATGTTGAAGACGCAGAGTTTGCTATTGATTTTGCCAATAGTTTAACAATGAAAGATGGTAAACAATTAAAGACAAGGGGTTTTCAAGAGTTCATTATAGGAAGTTTGCACGGGTGGAAGAAGAAAAAGACAGGTGATAGGCGTTTTAGAGAGGCTTATTTACAGGTTGGTAGAAGAAATGGAAAAAGTTTTTTAAGTGGAATTGAAAGTACATTGTTTAGTACGATGATTGGTGTTAAAGAACGTATATTTTGTGCGGCGACTAAACAAGACCAAGCTAACATCGTATGGGACGAAGTAAGGAATTTCATTGAAAGTGATAGAGAGTTGACTGAATTATATGTCGTTAAAGAACACGATAGAACGATTAAGAGTTCAGTTACAGGTAGTGTTATAAAAGCATTATCTAAAGATACTAAGGGAATGGACGGGTTTGGTAACGTACTTGCTGTGTGTGACGAGTTACACGCTCACCCAAATAACCAAATATATAAGTTGCTGTTTGACGGACAAGCTGATGTTGATAACGCTTTAACTTTGGCTATAACGACTGCTGGATTTAATTTGAATAGTTTTTGCTACGAGCATTATAAATTTTGTGAAAAGATTTTAGAGGGTGTTATTGAAAAAGACACTCTTTTTATTTTTATCTGTGAGATGGACGCAGATGACGATATATGGGATTGGAAAAACTGGTTAAAATCTAACCCATATTTTTTATATGAAGAAGACGGAATAACACCAAATAAAAAGAAAATAGATTTATTCAAGCAAAAAGCAATAGACGCTAAAGAAAAAGGTGGTGCTGAGTTGGTAAATTTCCTAACAAAACAATTAAATCGTTGGGTGACAACAGGCTCAGGGCAATATATAAATCTTGAGAAACTAAAAGAATGTGAAAGCGATTTGACACTTGATGATATGAAAGGAAAAGACTGTTATTTAGGTTTTGATTTATCTAAAGGTGGAGATTTAACAAGTATTGCTTTAGTTTTTCCACTTGAGAATGAAAAGATTTACGTGTATAGCCATTCTTTTATGCCTGAGTTGAGGTTGGAAGATCACAAAAAAACCGATGATGTGCCTTATCAAATATGGGTTAAAAAAGGTTTGTTGACTTTGACTACTGGTGCTTTTGGAATGAAAACAGATTACAAGTACATTATATCTCATTTAAAAGAGATTATTGATAAATATGAATTGAATGTCCTTGAATGTGGATATGACGCTCATAATGCAGGAAGTTTTTTAGCCGATTTAGAGTTTTTAGATTGTGATTTGACTGAGGTTAAACAATCAGCTAAGTCTTTAAATGACGCAACTGTTGATTTTGCTTTATCTGTTGAAGCCTTACAAGTTATGTATGATAAGAAAAATGAATTATTAAGGTGGAGTTTAGCCAATGCAACAACTACATCTAATAGTTTTGGTGAGAAAAAGATTGATAAACAATCACAAAAAAACAGAATTGACCCAGTGGACGCTGTATTGGACGCTTGGAAAATAATGTTATTGAATAAAGAAGAAAACATAAATAATGACGAGTTAGTCGACAATTGGTTAAAAGTATTTACGAAAGGAGGGTAGATGAATATATTTAAGAAATTTTTTAATAAGAGTGAAAATACAACACCAATAAATACATTAAATTTTAAGGAGTTTTTTGGAATAAATGTAAATGATGATTTATCTGAGATTACATATTATACGTGTTTGAAAGTTTTGAGTGAGAGCGTTGGTAAATTATCAATTCACTTGAAAGATAGCAAAAATAACAGGATTGTAAATCACGAAGCATTACAAAAATTAAAATTTGCACCCAATCCATTTATGACATCTACACCAATGATGACACTATTGGAAACGTGGAGAAATCATCACGGAAATGCTTATGCTTATTTATCCTATGATAATCGAGGTAAATTAATTGGTATATATCCTATGCACCCTCAAAATGTAAGAGTATTGATTGATAACGCTAAATTATTTAGTGGAGAAGAAAAATTATATTACGAATATACTCACAATGGAAAACAGTATGTGTTTGATAGTAAAAATGTATTGCATTTAAAAGGTGGGCTAAGTAAAGACGGAATAGTTGGACTTAGTGTTAGAGAAACATTAGCAACTACATTGACAGGAGTAAAGGCAAGTCAAAAGTACCTGAATAATCTCTATGAACGTGGTTTAACTGCTAAAGCGGTTTTGAAATACACTGGAGATTTAAGTAAGGAAAATCAAAAGAAAATGTTGGACGCTATGCAAGAGTTTATAAATAGTAATTCCAATCCGACTGGTATATTTCCATTGCCTTTAGGAATGGATTTAGTGCCTCTTGATTTAAAACTTAGTGACACTCAATTTTTTGAGTTAAAGAAATACACTGCATTACAGATAGCGGGTGCTTTTGGAGTAAAACCCAATCATCTTAATGACTATGATAAATCAAGTTACTCTAACTCAGAAATGCAAAATCTAAGTTTTTATGTGGATACTCTACTTTATATTTTAAGTTTGTATGAGGAGGAGTTTAACTTAAAACTCTTAACTGAAAAAGAGAGATTGAGCGGATTACATTTTGAGTTTAATGTTAGTAGCATTTTGAAAGGTGATTTGAAAACACAAGCTGAGTGTATTACTAAGTTTATTCAAAGTGGAGTTTATACAATAAATGAAGCTAGAAACCTTGTAGGATTACCACCAGTTGATGGTGGAGATGTAATAGTTATGAATGGTAGTTATGTACCTTTGGAAAAATTAGGAGTTGCATATGAAAAAGGAGGTGGAAATGGATAAGAAGTGGTTAGAAGTAAAGAATAAAGCAGATGTTACAGAAATTTATATCAATGGAGATATAGTTAGTGACAGTGATAATGATGGTTTTTATGAATTTTTTGATTTAAACAACCCAAATGTATATCCGCTAGATGTTGCAAATGCTTTAAAAGAAGCAGGAGAAGTACACGTACATATCAATAGTTATGGTGGAGATGTATTTGCAGGATTAGCTATATCAAATATGTTAAAAAATCATAAAGCTAAAACAGTTGCTTATGTTGACGGCTTATCGGCAAGTTCAGCCTCTATAATTGCCTTTGGTTGTAACGAAATAGTAATACCTAGCAATGCTTATCTAATGATACATAGAGTTAGTTGTGGATTGTTTGGTAATGCTGATGATTTCTTAAAGCAAGTGGAAGTAATGGAAAAAATTGAAGAGGGTATTGTTGATACTTATATGGAAAAAGCTGTTGAGGGTGTAACAAAAGAGCAGATATACGATTTAATGAAAGCTGAAACGTGGTTTACTGGTAAGGATTGTCTAAATTACTTTAATGTAAAAGTTAGCGATAGTCCTATTTATCTGAATAAAGTTGATACAAAACAAAAATATAATCATATTCCTGACGCTATAAAGAACAGTGTAAAGGATAGTGAAAGATTAGAAAAAATGAAAAAAGAGATAGAATTGGAGGTATTTTAAATATGAAAAAATCAATAGAAATGAAAAAAGAATTAGAAGCAATGAGAAATGAAATAAAAGCACTTAAAGATGAGGGTAAAATCGAAGACGCTCACGCAAAATTGACTGCATTTAAAGAATTAGAAAATAAAATTAAAGAAGTGGAAACTGAGGAGGCATTAGAAGCTATGAATGAAAAAACACAAGTAAATGTTAAAAATGAAATGAACGTTAATAGATTATTTAATAGAGTTGTTTTAGGAAAACCTATAACAGATGAAGAAAGACAATTCTTAAATGTGGCTGGGACACCTGGACAAGTTGAAGCAACTGATGGAAAAGGTGGATATTTAGTGCCTGTGGAACAATTTAATCAAATAAAAGAGTTAAGAAGAAATAAAGTTGAATTAAAGACATTATGTAACGTTCAACCTGTTAAATCATTAAGTGGAAAACAACCAATTGAAAAAAACTCAAATGGAGAGTTAATTGCTTTTGATGAATTAAACGCTATAACTATGAGCGATATTGATTTCGGACAAATAGAATATAAAGTTAAAGACTATGGAGATATAATCCCTGTATCTAACACATTATTAGCTGACGAAAATGCAAATTTAACTGCTTACATTGGAAAAAGATTTGTTAAAAAAGCTGTAAACACTGAAAACAAAAAGATTATAGCTGAATTAAAAACTTTAACCCCAAAAGCTGTGGCTGACTACACTGGAATAAATAAAGCGTTAAATATAGATTTAGACCCTGCTATCTCAGAAAATGCTGTAATTATTACTAACCAAACAGGTTTTGATTTCTTAGATGGTTTAACAGATAAACAAAATAGACCATTACTTGAAGTAAATTTACAAAATACAACACAAAAAATCTTTAAAGGTAGAAAAATTGTGGTTGTAAGTGATGAATTATTACCAATGAATACAACTAAAGCACCTGTTTTTGTCGGAGATATGAGTGAGTTTATCACATTCTTTGATAGAGAGGGGTTAGAGTTAGCTGTATCAACTGAGGCAGGATTTACTAAAAACGCTACATTTATGAGAGCAATTGAAAGATTTGATATTGCTAAAGTTGATGATAAAGCAATGGTTTACTTAGAACTTGCTACAAAATAATAAGGAGTAATTGAGATGGATAATTTTTTGACTTTAAATGAAGCTAAAAACTATCTAAGAATTGATTACAATGATGATGATTTGTGGTTGCAATCTTTATTGGTTGCAACTGTGGATTATCTCAAAGACGCCATAGATGACTTTGATATTAAAGTTGAAAAAGATAAGTTTAAAAGTAGGGCTAAAATAATTGCTTTGGTGTTGTTGCAAGACTGGTATGATAATAGAGAACACGCTGAAAGTAAAGATTTAACCTATACTATAAGAAGTATGATTACTCAATTACAAGTCGGTGGTAATTATGATTAATATTACTAAAAAATTAAGACATTTAGTTGAAGTTTATCAAATGAAAGTATTAGTAAATGATTTGGGAGAGAATGATACAGCACCTGAATTATTGAAACGTGCTTATTGTGAGATATTACCTCTTAACTCAAGTGTTAAGAATGGAGAAGCAAATACCGAAAATAATCAACACCAATTCAAATTTACCTTTAGGAGAAAATCCATACAAGGTATTAAAAAGGATTGGTTTTTTTTATTTGAGGATTTAAAGTACGAAGTTATCTATTTCAACAGAGATTTTAAAGATAATCAATTCATAGAAGTTTTTTGCGTTAGAACGGAGGAGTAATGATATGGACGGCTTTACAATAGGTGAATTAGACAACCTTGAAAAAGAAGTTTTAAAACTTGCTAAGAAATATCCAAAAGAAACTAAAAAATTTCTACAAAAACAAGGTAATAAATTAAAAAGTGTGGTTAAAAAGATTGCTAAAGCTAAAGTAAAGACTAAAACAGGCAATTATATGAGAGGTTTTAAACGTGGTAAATACTACAAATATAATGGAGAAGACGATTGCATAAGAGTTTATAACTCAATGCCTCACGCTCATTTGATAGAAAAAGGACACATTATTAAAGATAAAACTGGTAAAGAACACGGATTTAAAAAAGGATATTTTGTCTTAGAACAAGGGCATAGAGATTACTACGATGAATTTGTAAAGTCAACTGATGAATTTGTAGATGAAGTTATTAAAAATGGAGGTTTTTAGTGATTAAACTGAGTGATATTTTGAAAGCTGTCAACTCGACATTAAATAATGCTTGTCCTGAGATTGAAATTGATAGTAAAGATTTATCTGAAAAATTTAATAGACCTAGTTTTAGAACTGAGTTGGACGGATTAAAAACAAGTGCTTTTATGACTACTTATAAAGAGCGTCATTTTACAATTAGAATTTACTTTTTCAATAGTGTTGTAGGTAAAGGTAGATTAGAACGTTTAAAAATAAGTGAAGCAATAGAGGACGCTTTTTTAGGCTCATTAAAAGTCACAGATGATTTTATTATACCTGTTGATGATATTGATTTTGATGAAACAGATGACGGCGTATTAATTGCTAGTTTTGATAGCTTATCAATGGAAAAAATAGAGAATGATGTTGATGAGTATATGATGGAAGAATTGGAATATCGTATTGATAAAAAGTAGTTTGAGAGTAGTGTAAAAAAATAATGTTACGTGACAAATAGGAGGTTATAAGATATGGGATTACCTAGCATTGAAATAATTTTTAAACAATTAGCGGTAACAGCTGTTAAGAGAAGCCAATTAGGTATAGTTGGACTTATAGTAAATGAAGTTGGTAAGAATTGGACTGTAAAAGAGTATAAATCAATTATTGATATTAAAGATGATGATTATACAGCCGAAGTATTACCACTTGTAAAAGATACTTTTGAATATACACCAAACAAGGTATTTGTATTCAATAAAGGTGCAGGAACATTAGCAGATACACTAAAATTAGTGGAACAAGAGAGAATAAATTGGATTGGACTCGCTTATGATGGAGCGAGCGGAGATACTGCTACATTAGTAAGTTGGATAAAATCAGTGAGAAAAGCTGGTAAAACTTATAAAGCTGTGGTGTTTAAGGCTACAAAACCTGACAATAAAGGAATAGTAAATCTAATGAACGACAAGGTAACATTTGTTGACGCTAGAGGAGAAGTTGATGGTTGGCAATATGTACCAACAATTTTAGGAATGTTAGCAGGATTACCAATGACGCGTTCAGCTACATCATTCCTTTGTGGAAATTTAAAAGAAGTTAGTATCTTTAATAAGATAAATGAAACAATAGATAAAGGTGGTTTTTGCTTATATAAAGATGAGGGTGACATAAGAGTTGCTAGAGGTTGTACGTCTTTAGAAGAAATAACACAAGACGAAACAGAGGATATGAAAGACATTATCATAATAGAATCTATGGACTTAATGAGAGATGACATATACTCAACATTCAAAAAATGGATTGGAAAATACAAAAACAAATATGACAATCAAGTATTATTCTTTACAGCAATAAATGCTTACTTTAAAGAACTTGAAAGAGAGGACATATTAGATAAAGAGTATGACAACTATTCACAAGTAGACGTTGAGGCACAGAGATTGGCTTGGCTTGGTGTGGGTAAAAAAGAAGTTGAAGACTACGACGATGAGAAAATCAAAAAACTAACATTTAAGAAAAAGGTGTTTATGAAAGCTAACATCAAAATATTAAATGCTGTTGAAGACTTTAAATTTACTATCAATATGTTTTAATAGGAGGTAAATCTATGTTTAATAAAATGGATAAAAATAAGATAATTAGAGGTAGTTTTGGTGCGATATGGTTTAATGGAGAAGAAGTTGGCTCAGTTAAATCTTTTGAGGCTAAAGTTGCTTTAGATTATGAAGACGTTGACATAATGGGAGATTTAGGAAAGCATAAAAGATATATGGGTTATGCTGGAGAGGGTACAATGACACTGCATAAAATAGATAGTGCTATTGCTAAATTAATTGGTGACGCTATAAAAAGTGGTAATATGCCTGATTTTACTATTGTTGCTAAATTAGAAGACCCTAGTGCTGATGGTGCTGAAAGAGTGGAAATCACTGGAGTAACAATAAATGAAATGATGGCTATAAAATTTGAAAATAAATCTTTGAGAGAAGAAGAAGTACCATTTGCTTTTTCAGGCTATAGATTTATTGATTTAATTTAAGGAGGATATATAAATGGCTAAAAATATAACTTTAGAAATGTTACTTGCTAGAAAAGAACAATCAAATAATGATAAAATGAGAATTGCATATTTTAATTCAGAAGTTTTAGGTGGAACAATAGAAGTTGTAAAACTTAAAGCTAGAGATGTGTTGAAAGTAATGGATAATGCTGATGATAAATCTACAGATGGAGCATATAGAGCCAATTGTAAATTAATCTATAAACACTGTCCTTTACTACAAAAAAAGGAATTACAAGAGGCATATGAGGTTGCAGAGCCTTATGATGTTGTAACACCTGTATTTGATGAGAATTTAGGAGAAATCAATAAACTTGCTACATTTATTTTAGGTTTATATGGACTTGCTGAAAATGAGGATATAGATGATATAAAAAACTAATATTAGAGGATACCGATATGGCATTCCTCTCTTTTTATATTCTAAGAGGGTTTAAGTTTGATTATCTGTTGAATCTATCTTATGAAGAAAAGTTATTTATGATAGCAACAATGGATTTGGAGATTGAAAGATTAAGTAAATCTGTATAAAAAAAGAGGAGTGACTTACCACGTTCAGGCTCATCACTCAGGGTTTTATTATTAATAATATTATACACTATTTCTAAAGAAATGTCAAGCGAAAGGAGGGTATGTTATGTCTAAAACAGTTGGTGTAATTCTTAGTTTAAGAGATAAATTTACAAGTCCACTGAATAAAGTCAATCAAAAGTTGGGTACAACTAAAGATAAATTGAAACAGGCTAGTAAATCGGTTAAGAAGTTTACTAATGCAATAAAAGCAGGTATGAAATCCGTTGCTAAGTGGACTGCAATAGGTTTTGGGGCATTGACTGCGGCGGTTGGAGTATTTCTCAAACAATCACTTGATGGTGCTAAACAAAAACTAAAAGCAGATAAACTGCTTGAAACGAATTTAATGAAACAAGCTAATGCAAGTAAAGAGCATATTAAAATGCTAAAAGATGAGGCTAGTGCTTTACAAGACGTTGGAGTGGTTGGAGATGACGTTGCTGTTGCTGGTGCAAGTAGATTAGCTGTTTTTAAAATGAACGCAGACCAAATTAAGAAGACAATGCCTATTTTGGACGATATGATAGCCTTTGATAAAGGTTTAAATGGAACACAGGAAGACGCCATTGCTATTGGAGAACTTTATGGAAAAGCAATCAATGGAAAAGTCAACGCTTTAAAAAAATATGGTGTTGTATTGACTGCAAATGAAGAAAAGTTATTCAAGGTTATGTCAACAGAACAAAGAATTGAATTTATAAATAAAAAATTAGAGAAATCTATAGGTGGAACAAATAAAGCACTTAGAGCAACAGATGAGGGTAAAATTGTTGCAATGAAAGGTGCTTGGGGTGATATGCAGGCGGAGTTAGGTAAGAAATTAATGCCTAAATTAGGTAATCTAGCTGAGTGGTTTCATAGTAAAATACCTACAATTCAAGATTTTATTTTAAGTTTAGCAGATAAAGTTGAAGCTATGGTGATTAAAGCTGAGCCTTACATAGTACAAACAAAAGAGTTGTTAGGTAAGATGTTTGAAAAGATAAAACCTGCCTTAGATGAGGTTTGGGATATATTACAAAAAGCTGGAAGTTTTGCTATCGGTATTGCTAAAGATATAAAAGATAATTGGGATTGGATAGCACCTATTATAACTGGTGTTGCTGTTGCTTTTGGAGTGTATAAAACAGCAATGATGTTGGCTAGTGCTAAAACTTTACTTTTCAATGGGGTTATGGTTGTAACTAATTTTCTTTTAATAGCTAATCCTATTGGACTTGTGGTAGTTGCTATTGGTGCATTGATAGGTGCTGTTGTTGCTCTTTATAAAAATTGGGATAAATTTAAAGCTAAAGTACAAGAATTATGGGCTAAATTAGATAACAACCCGCTTGGAAAAGTGCTTAAACTTATAATTAAGTTTGGTAATCCTATTAGTTTGATGATTACTGCGTTCTTATTTTTTAAAGATGTAATTACTCAAAATTGGGATACAATTAAAGGTTTTGGAGAGTATATATGGAATGGTTTAGCTGGTGCATTTAATTATGTAAAAGATATTATATTGGGTGTTTGTAGTATCGTTGGTGGTATTTTTACGGCTGTATGGGACGGCGTTGTAAGTGCATTAGATAAATTGAAAGCTGGTTTTAATAAGGTAACAGATTTTATAACTGGAGTATTCCAATCAGCTTGGGATAGCTTAATGAAAGCATTAGATATGGTTTTACACCCAATCGAAACAGCAAAAAAAGCCTTTGGCGGATTGATAGATAAGTTGAAATTTTGGAATAGCACTAAAGTAGAAGATAAAACTATAAATATTACAGAAAATACTAAAAAGATTGCTGAAACAGTTGGTGGAGCAAATAAGACAGGGATAGAAAGAGGTATTGTAAAAAATTCTAAATCTACATTAGGTGCTACTAATATCAATGAAGTTAAAACAACAGGTACTATAGGTGAAGGTAACAAATCAAGAACAACATCGACTACAATTGCTAAAAACCCTCGTCACGCACTAGGGACTGCTTATTTTAAAGGTGGAGTAACAGGAATAAATGAGGGTGGAAGAAATGAAACAGCTATACTACCAGCTGGAACACAAATATTATCTCACGAGCAAGGAAAAGCAATAAATAGAAATAGTAATAAATCAATAAATATAACAATCAACATTGATGGTAATTTCGTTGGTGAAAAGGAACAAATGGAAAAATATGCAGAATATACAGCTAATAAAGTATTAGCAACGCTAGGAAATATGTAGGAGGATATGATTATGAAAATAATATTTATCGGAGAGAATGAGGGGCAAATGGAAATTATAAATATTCCTGTGGTACAAGCAATTGAACCTATAACGTGTGATACGATGGACGAAGACTTTGTAACAATTGATGGTAATACATTAAATCTTATTGGAGGAAAGGGATTGAGGAGATTTTCTTTTTCCTCTTTTTTTCCTAGTAAATTATATAGTTTTGTTAGTTTTCTTAATTTCAGAGAGCCTAAACATTACATAAAGTTTTTTGAAAAATATAGAGATTTAAAATTACCTGTAAGAATAATCGTTATAGATAAATTTAGTGTTACTTTAAATATGTTATGTAGATACAATTTTAGTTATACATTACGGGATAGAGCAGGAGATGTACCATATACTTTGGATATTACTGAATATATAATACCACCTAACAAAACAACTGCTCCTGTTGAAGCAAATAAACCTAATAACACTAATACTAATATTGATAAGAAAACGAAAATAAAGAACAAGGTTAAAGCTAATGCTAATAAAAAAACCTAAAAAGTAGGTGTTTGATATGTATAAGGTAATAATAAAAGATAAAGATGTAAGTGAGATTATTGGTAATTTAACGTGGAGAGATACAGTTGATACTTTGGGAGTTGAGGTTGATTTTGAATTACCTATGAATAGATATGATAAGAATTTTGAGTTTTTATACGATATAACGTTGGGTGCACCGATACAGATTTTAAATGATAAAGGTGAAGTATTGGTACAAGCTATCATTGTAAGTGAAACGCCAAACGGAAAAATAACATCATTCACAGCTTATGATATGGCTTGGTACTTAAATAAATCAACTGTAATCAAACAATTTAAAAAGATGATTGGTAACGATTGTGTTAAATCTCTATGTAAAGAGATTGGAATTAATGTAGAGGTAAGTGGCTTGGATACTAAAATAGATAAAATCTATAAAGACAAGGCTGTATCTGAGGTAATAAAAGATATTATAGAGCAATGCTCTCAATTCAACTCTAAGAAATTTTTTATTGAGTTTGATAATGGTACTTTAAAAGTTATGCCTTATCAAAAAATAAAAGTGTTTGGCACATTTGAAATACAAAAAGATAAATTTATTAATATCAATGAAAACATTGGAGGAGTATCACTAAGTAAATCTATAGTTGATATGAAAAATAGTGTACTTGTTATAACTGAAAATAAAGGTGCTATACGTACCATAGGAGAAGAACAAGACTCTAAAAGTATTGAAAAATATGGTAAATTACAGGAAGTAGTAACACTGGACGAAAAAGAATTTTCTAAAGCTAATCTAGTTGCTAAAAATGAATTAAAAAAATTAAATAAAATCACTGAGGACTTTAGTATTGATGTGCTTGGTGATGATAAGGTTAAGAGTGGTAGAGTGATTGATATTGATTTACCACTTTTTAATTTGAAAGGTGAATATTTGATAAAGGAGAGTAATCATACTATATCTAATCATATTCACAAAATAAGTCTTAAATTGGAGGTGTATAGTGATGAGTGATAACAAAAAAAGTTGGGATATTGCTTTAGCAGAGAAGTTTAAAGAGCGTGATAACCCATCTCCAATTGGTGCTGTTTTAGGTAAGATATTGAAGCCTTTACCTGATATATCCATTGAGTTATTGAGTGGATATGGTGTTATAGACGCTGATAAAATCTATCTTTCAAATGCAATAACAAATAGATTAGAGATTGAATGTACTATGAAAAACTTTGAAAGTCAAGGCAATAAATCTAATAATTGTACTATAGATAGTTTGAATACGACAGGTGGAGGAGAGGATAGTGCAGGACATACTAATTTAAGTATATCGGGACATAGTGGTAGTTATAAAGGAAGTACAAGTAAAACGGATAATAAAGATAAAGGCAAATTTATATTACAAACAGTTTTTAATTTAAAAGAGGGTATGTATGTATTAGTTATACCCAATGTCGAAGAGGACAAATTTTTTGTAGTTGATGTGTTTAACTACGCTCCAGAGGTGAGTTTAGAATGGCAATATTACCAAAAATAGAGTTTAAAGATTATTCAAAAGATGTAATTAATGAAAGTAAAAATTCAAATGGTAAGACTTTTTTGATAGATTTTCAAAAGAAAAGAATGTTAAGAAGCAACGGAAAACTAATCAAAACAGACGATGAGAGAGCGGTTAGAATGTGGATAGAAAAAGTTTTACTGACTGAAAAATTCAAGTGGAATATATACAAAGAAAATGGAAGCAATCAATATGGAATGATGTACAAGGCAAATTTATTAGGACAACGTTTTCCAACTCCTGTATTATATTCAGAATTTGAGAGAGAATTGATTGAAACGATGAAGAAAAACAAGCAAATATTAGAGATTAATATACTAGAAATAAAACTTGAAAAACATACTTTAAAAACTAAATTTGATGTAACATTAAAAGATTTTAAGACATTTGAATGGGAGGGGTACTTATGATAATAAAAAAAGAATGGAAAAAAATATTAAGTGATATGCTCTCTAACGTTCACGATGATTATGATAAATCTGAGGGTGGATTATTTTATGATAATTTAGCACCTGTCAGCATAGAAATGGAAGAAATAAGAGATGTACTAGATTATATCTTTTTAAACTCTTTTGCTGAAACAGCAGAGGACGAATATTTAGATAATATCTGTAAAGAGGTTGGAGTATTTAGAAAACAACCAACTAAAAGTAAAGGTAAAGTTATTATAAAAGGTACACCTAATACTGTAATCCCAGTTGGAACAAAAGTTGCTAGTGATACATATATTTATCTAACAACAGAAGAAAAAACTATTGGAGTTAGCGGAGAAGTTGAAGTAAAGATTGAAAGTGAAAAGACTGGTAAAATCTATAATCTACCTAAAAATACAATAGTGAATTTTCCAATCACAATACCTAATCTAAATGAAGTCAATAACCCTGCCGAAACTGTGGACGGATATGATGGAGAAAGTGATAACGAATTAAGAGAGAGGTATTATTTTAAAGTTAGAGAGCCTGTAACATCAGGAAACATCTATCATTATAAAAAGTGGACTATGGAGGTTGAGGGTGTTGGTGGAGTTAAAGTATTTCCACTATGGAATGGTAATGGAACAGTTAAAGTGGTTGTTGTCAATAGTGCAATAGAAGAAGCTGATGAGCCTTTATTACAGAGAGTAAGAGATTATATAGAGCAAGTTCGTCCTATAGGGGCAACTGTTACTGTTAAATCTGCTATACCTAAAGAAATTACAATCACAGGTAAAGCTAGAATTTCTAAAAATGTTGATTTTGATAAGGTAAAAGCTGACTTTGAAAGAGATATAAAAGAATATTTTAAAAAAGTTGGATTTAAACAAAACTATGTCAGCTACGCTCAATTGGGTAATATCCTGCTAAATGTTGAGGGGGTAAATGACTACGATAACTTGAAAATCAACACAGGAGCAATCAATATAGCTTTAGCTGAAGAAGAAATACCAAAATTAAAACTAATTACTCTTGATAAAGAGGTGGTATAGTTGAAAGTCGAAAGATTAATGCAACATATACCTAAATACTATAGAGATATAGTTGAAATTGAAGAACTACAAAATGCGATAGATTTACAGTTAGATGAGTTAGATATTATGTCTAATGAGGTTTTAAAACAATTCTTTATCTACACAGCTACTTGGAGTTTGCCAATATGGGAGCGTATTTTTGGACTAACTGTTGGAGATACAACAAGCAATCTTAAAGAACGTAGAGAAAATATAATATCTAAACTTAGAAGCTATGGTACAACAACTAAAGAAATGATAGCAAGGGTTGCAAAAGCATTTACTAACGGAGAGATTGAAGTTATTGAGGATAATCCTAACTATTCTTTCACTATCAAATTTACAAGTATTGTAGGAATACCCAATAATTTAGAAAACTTTAAAAAAGTAGTTGGTACTATAAAACCCGCACATTTGAATTTTAATGTTGAATTTAGATATAACACTCACAATCAAATAGGATATTTGTATCAAAACTCTCTTAAAACTAAGAAACATACTGAGTTGTTTGATACTAGACTTTACAATGACAATAATGTAGTGGGTAAATATCATAGATTTGATGAGATTGGAAATTTAAAACATAGTGAATTAAAAACTAAAACATATAATGCTGTTTATGATGAAAGGAGATAGAAATGAGTAAATATACAGAACACTTAGGTTTAGTACAACCTGCTGGAAATGAATACTATGACATAGAACAATTTAATCATAATGCTGAGTTAATAGACAAAGAAACTAAAAAATTAACTGAGGGATTAGCAAAAGTACAAGAGGGTGCAACAAGAGATAAAGCTGGTATAGTACAATTTGGAACTGGTGAGGGTAAGGCTCTTGAGGGTATGATGTTGGCTAGATTGGCTGGTTGTGTAGGTTATGGTGGAGATATACAAGACGAGGGTGTTAAAGACGTCAACTACTTATATTATGATAGAAATACACGTAAAATGTATAAGTGTATAAATCAAAACAATGATACATCTGCTAATGTGGCTAATTTTAAACCTTTGGATAATAACTCATTAGATGAAAATATGAATAAGTTAGCTGTGTTGGTACAAAATAACACATCTGATAAAGGTTTTTTTAGAGTTATCATTTATAAATTAAGTAATATTTTAATTATAACTGTATGGTCTACTGGAAAAAAAGATATAGATTATTTAGAAATAGATTCTTGTCCAATACTGAATTATAATGTTAAAGAGGCACACTCGGCTATAACAGGAAATAAAGGCACAGCAGGACAATTATTTATTACTGGTAATAGAATACAAATTAATGGTACTAATCCCTCACAGCCTTTAACACATTCATTTATGGGACAAATTATTACTCAAATAATATAGGAGGTTATAGATGAAAACAATAAATTTCTATAAAAAGGATAAATTAATATTCTCAGTTTACGCAGATGAGTTAGATGATGTATTGGCTAAACCACAAGACTATTTTAGTGGATACACTTCGGATATGATAATTACAGATGTAAAGTATGAATATCCAACATTTAAAGACGATAGATTGAGAGAAATGACAAAAGAAGAAAAAGTAAGAAATAATATACCAGTACAATTAGTTGACGGAGAGTTTATAAAAGATAAAAAACTAATAGTCGTACCAAAACCTGCTGGAAATGAAAAATATATGTATTGGGATAAAGACAAGTGGTTATTAGATAATCAAAAGGAATTTGATGATTATTGTGGTTTAATAGATGAATTGAAAGCTAAATCACTTGCTTATGGTTTTGATTATAAAGTTAAAGATAAAGACCATAGACAAAAATGTAGAGATACAGACATTGCTAAAATGGTATCAGTTATTGTAGCATTACAAATTGCAGAAAAATTAGGAAAAATCAAAAAGATAACGTGGTATTTTGAAGATAATTTTGGAATGGAAGCTGGATTACAAGAGTTAGGAACACTTATGTTATATGGGACTACATTTGTACAGTCAGTATATGATACTGAAAATTATTTCAAAACAAAAGTCAATCCAAAAGAGGTTACAAGTGATGAGTTTGAGAGCAAAAGAAAAGAAATACATTTAAAACTTGCTACAAGCTGATTTAATTTGTTAGGGTAGTTATTATATGGCTACCCTTTTTAAAACGTCTTAAAACGTGTCTGAGAGCGTCGTTTTTTCTTAATATTATAAAAGCGAATAATTATATTATCTAAATATTAATTTATCTTTTATATCTGATATAAGACATAATTATAACTACTTTATTTTTAAAATATAATTACAATATATCATAAAATGATTGTTTATTTAATATTCAGTATAAAATATGTATAATAAAGATGTTCTATAATAGATGATAGTATTCTTTTTATAATTATTAAAATTAGCTTATCAAATTATTAGGAGGTGTAAATGAAAAAAGTTGCATTAATAATAGGACATAATAAAAGAAGTAAGGGAGCATTTTCAATGATAGTTGGAGATGAGTTTGGCTATTGGAAAAATATAGCTTATAAGATTAAATCTGCTATCCCTGAAATGATAGATGTATATGAGAGAGAGCCTAACCAAAATTACGTTAGAGAAATGAATAAAGTATTAGTTGAATTAAACAAGCATAATTATGAGTATTGTTTAGAATTACACTTTAATAGTGCTTTAGATAGTAAAGCTAATGGTTGTGAATGCTTAATTTATAAAGGAAATGAAAAAGCTAAAAAGCTATCAACTAATTTTATGGCTAGATTACAAAATGTATTTAATAGTAAAGTTAGAGGAGTTATAGAAATAGGTGATAGCAAGACAAGAGGTGGATATGGTATTTGCAACTCAAAAGATACTTATGTCCTGCTTGAGCCATTTTTTGGAAGTAATGTGGACGAGGCTTTAAAATTTTCTGTTGTTAAAGATGTAGTTGAATTATTTGTTAATTTTATAAAAGATACAGTTAAGGAGGTTTAAGTATGGAAAAAGAATTATTATGGAACGTGTTAGGTTATGTGGTATCGCTTGTGGTATATTTAGTTTTAAAATGGAGATATGAGGGTAGAGAAGCTGTAAACAGAGAGGCTATCGAGCAAGAAATATCTATACAAGGAAAAGGATTAGGAAATTTAAAGAAGAAAGCAGTACAAGAGTTTATATCTAAATTGCCAAAACATTTAAGAATATTTATAAATGAAAATACAATAGACGCTGTTGTTGCTGAATTACAACCACTATTCAAAAAGTTAAAAGATGGAAAAGAGTAAACTAAACCTAAGGCTTTTATCTGATGGTAAGGCGAGAGTAATGGAGGATTATATCTATGAAATCAATGGCTATCAGATAAAAGTTTTTAAAGGTTTTATAACAGATGGAGCGTCTATTCCAAAAGTTTTACAGTGCATTTATAATCCTTATGGAAAATGGATAAAAGGTGCGGTTATTCACGATTATCTGTATTCTAAGTACAACACTACTGGAATTAATCGGAAATTAGCTGATAAGATATTCAAATTTATAATGTTGGAAACTGGAGTAAATAAGGATACGGCTAACAAATTCTATAAGGCTGTGAGATTATTTGGAGAAATGAGTTGGCAAGAAAAAATTTATAATGAGGGGTATAAAGACCAAGCAATAATTGATGGAACAAAAGAAGCAAAAGAATATTACACTCACTGGAATAAAATTTTAAATTTATGAGGTGGTGCATATGGTTGCAATTACACAAGAACACTTAGGGATTGTAGGTGCTATTATCGGAATTGTTGGGTTTATAGCTGGTGTTATGTCAGCTATTGATAGAAAATTTGAAAAAAATAACACTAGATTAGAAATAATGATTGATAAGAAGCTAGATAAAATAGTTTATGAAGAACATAGGAAATCTTTTGAAACGTGGACTAATGAAAAAGATAAGATACTAGAAACTAAGATAAACAAAATGGAAAATGATTTCAAAAGTGATTTGCAAGAAATAAAAGCAAGTTTACAGGAAATCAATAGACATATTTTAGGCTGTGGAAAAAGAACAAACGATAAATAAAAAATAACTAAATGGGTGGGTTTATACCTACCCTCTTTTTTTATTGGAAAAAATTATAAAGAAAATAAAAATCTATTGACATAATGTAAACATTATGATATAATAAAGATATAAAATAAAGGAGTAAGAAAATGAAAAGAAAAGGTTATAAAGATATGCAAGAGCAGATAGAAGCTAACAAACGTTATTTAGATAACAACCCTGAGGCGAAAGCTAAAGGTAACAGAAGCAGAGTTAAAAGCACTTGCCACAGGTTTATTAGAGAATTTGCAACAACAAAGGAATTAAAAAATATCAAAGATTTAATAGAGAAAAGGGAGGAAACAATGGAAACAATGACAAAAGAAAAATGGGAAAAAGTAGCTGAAAAAATTAAAGGAAAAACTTATGTAAATAATGATTGTAGTTTTGGGTGGCAAGGAGAAATAAATGCTGAATGTGAAACAGAAAACCCTATCTTGTTTGGAGATATAGAAAAATGGTCGTTTCACGAAGATACTAGGTTTGTACAATGCTATGAAGAAGACGGAGAAGCAGGTTATTTATTGTTAGAAATAGAAATTAATTATGATGAAGATGATGGAGGAATGATTGTAACAATAGTGGACGCAATACATAAAGGTTAAAATTAAATGATAAATTAAATGAGAGAGGTTGAAATACACCTCTTTTTTTACTATTTATAAACAACAATAAATATGATATAATATAAAATATACTGAATATAAAGGAGCGTTGAATTTATTTTTGTGTATTGTAAATTTAATATATTTATCTATACGAAACCATCTTTTATTAGACCAAATTACTCCAAAAATTGAAAATTGTAAAGTAAGTTTTTTGAAAGAAAATAAAGGAAAGGTGATAATTATGATTAAAATATTAAATATAATACTTGCAATAGGAATTATTACACAAGGAATATCAACTTTTATACTCCGAGGAGCAGATTCAACACTCCTTTATATTCAGTATAGGTAGCAGAAATGTAGCAGAAATTATTGATAGATTTTAACTATATTCTATAATAGAGTGTCTTAATCGTCTTATCCCGCCTCAGGCACCATATATTTTAGTAAGTTTTCATAAACTTTAAAAGGTACATAAAATCGCTAATTTCTACTTATAAATTTTCAATAACTTTTCATAAAATAGTATAAATTTAAAAATTGTAGCAGAAATGTAGCAGAAAAAAATTAAACAGAGGCTGATGTTAAACCCCTGTTT